ATACAAGCGATTCTTTTTTTAATAGCACAACTTTTAAAAGGCTATTAGTCCCTTATACTGGGACAGGTTTTGTTTTATCACAAACTGAAATAGATGCAAGGTATTTAGATTTTAGCGGTATAGATAATTGTACCATAGGCAACACATTAATAGCACCCGCAACAACAGGCGGAACTATGGGGACTTACAATACTACAACGGGTGAATTAACGGTTGCTAAACAAGGGTACTATGCTTTAAATGGGTCATTTCAGTTAGTAAGTTCAACCGTTCCAATATTAACAAGCCCTTCGGTATTTGGTTATACTATTGTATTAAAGAAAAACGGAACTACAATTTATACCGCTAGATTTAGATACAATGTGCCAAGCAGTCCAGCAGTAAATAGTTACAATACTGGGGAGTTTTATTTAGCCGCAGGGGACGTATTGAAATGGGTATTTACAGAGGTTAGGGACTTAACGAATATCGTAACATATAGCGGCACTTATAATTCGGATATTGATATGATGTGGGCGGTTAATGCTACCCGCACTATCCCAATAGATGAACCTGTGGACATGAATACGATTCTACCCGCCGACGTATTGCAGTCAGATTTCCTAACGTCACTCACAAAGCTATTTCACTTGTATTGGGATAACACCGACATACCATACGAAATGAAGGTGCAAAGTAGAGAGGCATATTTAACAAATAATATTTTAGATTGGAGCAACAAATTAGATATAAGCCGACCTATTAATATTTTGCCTATGGGGGCATTAGATGCTAACCCATATACATTTACTTATAAGGCGGATGAAGACTATTATAATAAGCTATATCAGGACGAATACACCTGTATTTATGGCGATGAAAAGTACTATATCAATAACGATTTCATTAAGAATGAAAAGAAGATTGAAGTAATATTCTCACCAACGGTATTAGCAAACGAGCCTGCATGGAATATAGACCGCGTTTTGCCTTCAATAAAGAACTACGATTCACAGGGTAACTTATCAGTGAAAGCTGGCAATATTCGTTTGCTTTATGACGGGGGTATGAAGGCTTGCAATCCTTATACGATTGACGGCAATACGTTGCCTTATGTATCATACCCATACGCGGGGCATTTAGATGACCCTTATAATAGCACATTTGATTTATCATTCGGTACACCACAAAAGATTTACTATGGAGCAGTAGGGGGCGGGACAATTAGCTACACGGCAAACAATTTATTTCATACGTATTATGAAAATTATATAAACGACATCACGAATAAGGATTCAAAGATAGTTCGTGCATACTTTAGGCTAAGACCTTTAGACGTTGCACAAATTGATTTTTCTTATTTATATTATTTTATGGGGCAGTACTTTAGACTTAATCGAATGATTGACCATGAGGTGGGTACTGAAACATTAACTCAATGCGAGTTCATTAAAGCACCTTTAGGACAAACAGAAGCAGCCCCAACAGGAATAGGAGTTATGATAATTGGTTCAACATTTATAGTAGGATAACAAAATGGCAATACAAGCAATAGCAGTTTTAAAGAGTTACTTTAACACGGGCGACATCCCAACAGAAGCGCAATTCATTGACGTATTTGATACGTTATTCGCACAATCACCGCTAACAACAAAGGGAGATATTTTAACTTATAGCACCTTAAATAAAAGGCTTGCAGTAGGCACAAATGGACAAGTGCTAACAGCTGATTCAACAGTGGCAGAGGGGGTTAAATGGGCTACCCCTGCGGGTAGTGGCATAACCATTGACACAACGGCAATAACAAGCGGAACGGCAGGACGTATCCTATTTGAAAATGCGTCTAATCAAATTAGCGAAGCAGCAGGACTTACCTATGCAAGTGGGCTATTCACTGTCTTAGGCACAACCCAGCAAGCGAAATTTGCCTATGATGCTTCAAATAACTTAGGCATAACAATCGGAAGCACGGGCAATGCCCGCTTAACATTAAGCGGAACAACACCTACATTTAGAATTGATAATGCAGTAAGTATTAATACATCTGCGCAACCTACTTCGGTGCTAGATGTAAAATATACAACTGGCGGTATTGATACATTAAAATTAACCGATACGGGTAATTGGTTTATATCATTTTATCAAGGTGCAACACAAAGAGCAGGATTTGATAACTATGGTAGAACTTGGAATACTTTAAATGGCAACGCTATTTTCAATGCAGGCACTGGTAATATTGCTTTCAATCAAAATAGTGTATCAGTATTAACATCAATAGGAGCGGGAGCAGTAGTTGGAACAGTATATATAGAAACTGGATTAGTAGGCATTGGAATAAGCACAACCCCATCAGCAAAATTCCATGTAATATCAACAACGCAACAAGCGAGATTCGGATATGATTCAAGTAACCATGTTGGATTCACCGTCGGAAGCACGGGCAGTTTAACGATAGGATTAACAGGAACTAATCCACGTACTACATTTAGTCAAGGCATAACAATGGGTGGAACGCTTCGCAAGAAGGGTTATACCGTTGCTACCTTGCCAAGTGGGGTAGTAGGTGATACGGCTTATGTTACTGATGCAACTGCCCCAACTTACTTAGGTGCATTGACTGGCGGGGGTGCGGTAACTTGTCCAGTATTCTATAACGGCTCGGCTTGGGTTTCGGCATAATTAATTATATTTGTAACAAATAAATTTATATCACAATGGAATTTAAAATCACTTCAACAATTAGCGATGCAGCATTACAAGCAATCGCAAAAACGCATGGATACTCTGAAACAATAGAAACAGATGTAGACGGCAAAAAAGAAACTGCTACTAATCCGCAAACTTTTCAAGATTTTGCGATTAACTATTTAGCCTCAAAATGCCTATTAATGTTTGAGCATGAAATCACATATCCTCAAACCGATGACCTTTCACCAAAGGCATTTGCAGAACTTAAAGAGGCAACTTTAACCACATTAAAAGAAAATTCAACTATCACATTCTAATCATGGCACAACTTACACTCGACCCTAACAAAGATTACCAAGTTACTTTTACAGGTAATGAATTGGTACACATTTTAAATGCAATCATGGAGCTACCCGCGAAGATAGCGAACCCATTATTAGCTAAGTTACAAGAACAACTAACAGATAAGGACGAAACACCTAAAGAATCATAATGGCAGATACAACCACAAATGCAGCAGTAGAGATAACCGTTAATGCCAAAGAGCAGGGCGGTAGTGTAAAATCTATTAAGACCGAATTACGTGAAGCGAAAGCCGAAGCAATCGAGATGGCTCGAAAGTTTGGCGAAACGTCTACACAAGCTCAAGATGCTGCAAAAAAGGTTGCTAAGTTACGAGATGAAGTAGAAGATTTAGGAATTAGAATCAAAGGGGTAAACCCCGACAAGTTCGCACGAATAGCGTCATTGGGTCAAGGTGTTGCACAAGGATTTGTAGCAGCGCAGGGCGCAATGGCTCTATTTGGTAGCGAATCAGAAGACCTCAATAAGACTATGATTAAATTGCAAGGCGCAATTGCATTTAGTCAGGGATTGCAAGGATTGAAAGATTTGCAGTTAGCATTTGGCGGTATTGCTTCTACTATTTCGAGTAAAGTAGTGGCGGCATTTTCTACTTTAAAAGGTGCTATTATTTCAACAGGATTAGGGGCTTTGGCGATTGCTTTAGGATATGTGGTAAGTAAATTAATGGAAGCGAAAGAGGCAACGGCAAAAGCAGCAGAAGAGCACAAAAACTTTCAAAAGATATTAAGTCAATCGGAATCTTTTTTTAATACTATGGCTAAGAATGCTGAAGAAGCAAGTATTCGCGTTCAGTTAGCAATGGGTAAAATTACGGAAGAACAGGCGGCAAGGTTAGCAGAAGAACGTAGATATAATGAGGATTTAATAAACCTACAAAAAGAAATAGATAAGGCTTTTGAAGAACAACAAAAAGCACACGCATCAAATAAAGCACGGATAGCGTCAAATGATGCTGCCACAAACTTAAAAGGGTTTGAAGCATCGGTAGCATTGATAAGCGAATTTGATAAGTCAAAAGAAGAAATTGAGAAAGCCCATCAAAGCAACTTAGAAAATATAAAGATAAAGGCTGATGAAAAAGCAGAAGCAAAAAACAAAGCAGATTATGATAAGTGGTTAGCCGATGAGGCAAAGCGTAAAGACGATGAATTAAACGCATTAATTACCAAAGCGGTTAATGAACAAAATGCAAGGGCTAAGATTTACGAAAACGAACAAAAAGAAATTAAAGACCAAGCCGAATGGAATAAAAAAAGGGTACAAGATGATAGCGATGAATTAACGGCAATTCTTAACGCAGCAATACAAGAGCAAATTGATGATGACATAAGGGCAACCGAAGAACATAAAGCCTTATATATGCAGCGTGTTGAACTTGTTAAAAGTTCACTGCAAGCGATTAGCGATATTACTTCACTATTTGCCAGCAAGAATGAGAAAGACCAAAAAAGAGTATTTGAGATTCAAAAGGCGGTATCAATCGCACAAACAATCATAAGTACTATTGAATCTGCACAGGCAGCATTTAAAAACGCATTAACAAGCCCTATAAGTAAGTTAATGCCCGACGGTGGTATATCTTTAGCGGTAGCTGCTGCAGGTATCGCAACGGCTGCGGGATTGGCTAAATTAAAACAAATAAAAGACACTAAATTTCAAAGCAGTTCAGTACCTACCAATCCAAGCGGGAACGGTGGCGGGATAGGCGGTAATTCTCCAAACATTAACCCAACTACTAACCAACAAAGACAGATAGTAGGAAATACAACAGGGGCAACGGGCAATCAAACCCAAACCAATGACATCAAAGTATATGTAACTGAAACGGATATAAGCAGCCGTCAGGGACGTGTAGACGAGATTAGACGTAGGGCTTTGGTGAAATAATTGCACAAATAATAACAATTTTCTTTTTATAGGTATGGCGATAAAACCCGCATTACCTATTTACGCACTCAATGTTTCAATGGATGACGAAACAAGCGGTGTTTCTTATGTTGCTTTGGTAGACCATCCTGCAATAGAACGCAACTTCATGAAGTTTGATAAGCAAGTACCTTATAAGTTCGATGTAATTAGTGAGGAGAAACAAATCATTTCGGGTGCATTGATGTTGGCAGATACTCCTATTTACCGTAAGGATAAGATGGGGGAGTACTATGTTACATTTAGCGCAGATTCTATTTCAAATATCGTAAAGAAATTTTTTAAGCAAGGCAATACCGCGAACGTGAATGAAATGCACAATCCTAATAAGATTGCGGACGGGGTGTATATGTTTGAATCATTCATCATTGATACGGAGCGCATGACCGCTCCGAAAGGATTTGAAGACTTACCAAATGGCAGTTGGTTCGGTTCTTACAAGGTAGACAACCCAGATATATGGGCGCAAATAAAAGCGGGTACGTTCTTGGGGTTTTCGGTAGAGGGCAATTTTATCCCTAATATCAATGAAGACAAGGCTCTCTTAGATGAGATAATGAGAATAATTGCACAATAGTAAAGTATTAATATTTATAAGTTATGGATTTCAAAGAAAAAATCGAAGCAATCAAAGCCCTTTTGTCGGGCAAGTTTGAGGCAGCACCCGCAGCAGTTGAACAAGCTGCTGCAGATGGCGCACCTACCTACGATAATTCAGCTACCACAAAGACGGGCGAAATTGACCAATGGAATGGTGAGTTGGCAGTCGGGACTGAATTATATTGTGTTACACCTACTGGCATTATGCCGTGTAAAGATGGAGTAGAGGAGTTTGAAGATGGCACATTGGTAACCGTTGCAGGGGGTAAAGTAACCGCAATTACACCGCCTTCACAAAGCGCAGCACCCGAAGCAGGGGCAGGAGCAGATATGAACTCTCAATTTAAATCGGTTGAAGATGTTACAAAGGGACTATTAAAGTTTGAGGGTGCGGCAGATTTAGCAACCATTACCGCAGTTTTAAAGTGGATGTTTAATGAGCAATATGGATGGATGCTACAGCAAAAGCAAAGAGAGTCGCAAATGGAAAGCATTGTAGCTACTGTTTCAGGTTTTAAGAAAGTAGAAGAAAGCACCGAACAACTACACAAAGAAAACACTGCTATCAAAGAAGCGTTCGCAAAGACCGTAGAATTAGTAGAGTTGTTTAATGCAAACCCAAAGACGGATGAAAAGCCCGTTAATGCAGCATTTAGCAAGGTAGCAGATAAAGAAGCAAATTTGGCAAAACTTGCCGAAGCAATAAAAAATATTTCAAAGTAATAACAATTTAATTTATTAATCAATCATGGCATTTTCATTAGGAACATTAACCGCGTATGTTGAGGAGCGCAAAATTCCTCTTATTACACGTACCCTTTTCGGGTCACAAACAGGTAAAATGTTTGCAAAACAAACAGGCATAAAAACCTCTGCAACCATTAACTATTTAAACACATCTGCTCAATTTTTAGCTGCAGGTTGTACATGGTCACCATCAGGAACGACCTCAATCACTAATCGTACTTTAACCGTTGCGAACATCCAAGTAATGGAATCGCTTTGTATTAAGGACTTAAATGCTTACTACACTCAAACATTACTTCGCGTTGGTGATAACCCAAGTGATTTGCCATTCGAGGCAGAGTATTCAAATTTGAAAGCTGATTACATTGCAAAGCAATTAGAAATTGCTTACTGGCAAGGCGACACTACTTCATGGGACGCGAACCTTAACAAGTTTCAAGGCTTCATTAAGTTGATTGATACTGCAGCAGCTTCTGTAAATGGTAACCCAACAGGTATTACCACAGGAACAGGAATTACAAGTTCAAACGTAATCGGCATTTTCAATGGAGTGTATGCTCTTATCCCTGCACAAATCTTACGCGCACCTGACACCGCTATCTTCTGTGGTACTGATACATTTCGTGTATATGCAGCAGCAGTTGTAGCAGCTAACTTGTATTCTTATAAAGGTCAAACAGATGCACAATTTGAATTGACAATACCAGGTACTGCAATCAAAGTAATTGGATTGGATGGATTGACAGGAACAAACAGAATCTTCGCAGGTCGCAAATCGAATTTCTATATCGGTACTGATATGGAAAATGAAGAAGAAATGTTCAAAATGTGGGAATCTATTGATAACGGTGATTACCGTTTCAAAGCAGATTTCAAGGCAGGGGTTCAAGTTGCTATCCCAAGCGAATTAGTATCATTCAAATTAGTTTAATCATAATTAAGGGGGTGTAAAAGCCCCCTTTTAAAAACACACAACATACAAATGGCTTGCGTATTAACAACAGGATTTGCCCTTGACTGCAAGGATGCAGTAGGGGGGATAAAAAAGATTTGGGTCATTACCAATGCCAATAAAGGCAGTATGACCAAAAGCCCAAGCGGGACAATTACCGCTTGGGCTCCCGTTGCTAACTCGTTATTCGCATACGAACTTCGTAAGGCTTCATCTTCATTTGAAACAGATGTAATTACGAATCAAGTTAACGGTACTACCTACTACGAAACCAAACTAACAATTCAATTAAACAAAATGGAAGTTTATAAGCGTAACGAAATCAAGTTACTTGCTCAAAACTTACTTATGTTTATTGTGTTGGATAGAACGGGTCAATACGTGGTAATTGGTGAAGGTAACGGATGCGATATGACAAGTGGCAAAGGAACAACAGGCACGGCAATGGGTGACTTCAATGGATGGAACTTAGAGTTCACCGCGATGGAAGAAGATATGCCGTTAGTACTCACTTCGGGAGTAGCTACATCATTAGGGCTTAGTTAAGGTTTTCGGTTTAGTTTAAATATGGTGGGGAAGGGGTAGAGAAATCTATCCCTTTTCTTTTTGTAACAAAATTTTCATTTTCTTATTTATATAGTATGATTCTATTAACAAAGGGAGCAAGCAATGAGATAACACTAACCTTATCCGAGAAATGCGACTTAACAAACCCGTATTTTTTATTCTCATTCTACAATACCCAAACCAAAGAAACGATTAACCGAGTTCTTACCGATACTTCGCTATTCACGGAGCGTTACAATCGCTTCACATTGATTGAAGGGACTACTGCCACATTCATTGCAGGATATTGGGAATACACCGTTTATGAGCAAACGAGTAGCACCAACACCGATATTACCTTAGCCTCTCAAATAGTTGAAACGGGTAAGATGAAGGTTATCAATGCAACCCAAACCGCACAAACTATTTACGAACCAAATCAAACCACTAACACCGTTTACCTACAATGATTTTACACCTACTACCCGAACACCGCGATGGATGTTCTTACCACCGTATCGAAGTACCAATGCACAACCTTAACAAGTTTGATTTGGCAGCTACTACAATGCTTGACGGCATTACCGATGAAGACCTTAAAAAAATATCATTAGTCGTGTTCAATCGCGATTCATGTATATTCGATGTAGACAAGCAATTAAGCCGTTTGAAACGCTTAAAAATACCCTATGTGATGGATATGGATGATTATTGGGAACTTGACAAAAAACATCTATTACATAAGGACTTTAAAAACAATGTTTCGCATAGAATTATAAAGCTACTCAAGGGAGCGCATGGAGTTACTACCACAACGAATAGATTAGCCCGTAAGATTGACCGTTATAATAAAAATGTATTAGTAGTGCCTAACGCGATTGATTCAACACAACCGCAATTCACTCCATTTAATTCAAACAATGAAAGCCCTAAATTCGGGTGGGTTGGTGGGGTTCACCATGTAGAAGATTTGCGGTTATTATTACCTGCATTTCAAAAGATTCATGCAGAAGATAAAGTAAACCTTGCATTGGGTGGCTTCACTAATAATGACGTATATATGGTTTTCGATGCGTGGTTTTCAAATAGGGGGCAGTATAAGAAGTACACCCGCATTCCCGCACGTGACGTTTACAATTATGGAAACATTTATAATACGATTGATGTTTGTATGATTCCTTTGTGCGATAACAAGTTTAATTCGTGTAAGTCGCCGTTAAAGATTTTAGAAGCGGGCTTTAAAAACAAGGCGGTTATTGTGTCGCGTGTTGCACCTTATACGGATGACTTCACCGACAAAGAGGTACTATTTGTCGATTCCCCTGCGGATTGGTACGATTCTATAATGAAATTGCACAATTCCCCCGAATTATTACTTAATTATAGAAGCGCATTAACCGAACGCATGGCAGATTTTGAGATTAAGAAAGTGAACGTGCTTCGTGAACAATTTTATACCACTATCATAAATGGAAAATAAGACACCCAATATTATAAAGGTAAGTTTTGCCGATGATAAGTTACCCGTTTACAAAGAGGTAAGCGGGCAGGATTTCATCTTAAACGGTGAGCGCAACGACTACCCCGACCATTTAATAGATTTGTTTAACCGTTCGGGCAAACATAACGCTATTGTTACGGGTGTAGCGGATATGATAGTAGGTGGTGGAGTGAAGGCAAAGACACCCGCGATTCAATTCTTCTTAGATGCTCCAAATGACTTTGAAACATTCGACGATATTAACGCAAAAGTAGCACTTGACTTAAAATTATTCGGGGGGTTCTACCTTCAAATTGTTTGGGATAGGTCAGGCACAAAGCCAGTTAAAATGTTTCATATGCCATTCCGTGAAATGCGGGTAAATAAAGAAGCTACTAAATTTTATCGTAATAAAAAGTGGGGGCAATTTACAAAGAAATGGGAAGCGGAGTTTGATGTATTTGGCGCAAAGGATAAAAGCAAACCACAAGTATTTTATTATAAAGAATACCGCCCTGATTTAGAATTTTACCCCTTACCTGATTATATAGGTGTTCGCCAGTACATTGAAACGGATACGGAAATATCAAACTTCCACTATAACAATATAAAGAACTCTTTTAGCGATAGTACAATTATAACTTTCTTTAACGGTGAACCACCAACCGAAGAAGAAAAGACCGTTCTTGTACGAAAGCTAAAAAATAAGAAGACAGGTACGGATAATGCGGGCGGTTTGACGGTGAATTTTGCCACAAAGAAAGATGAAGCCCCCGAAGTAATTAGGCTTACCCCTGACGAAATGGATAAGCAATACCTGCAATTATACACCACCGTTTCAGATGAAATTTTCATTGGGCATAAAGTTACCAATCCTTCAATATTTGGGGTTAAAGTAGCTGGGCAGTTAGGAAGCCGTCAAGATTTGATTGATTCGCAGGAATTGTTTTACACAAACTATATCAGTAAGAAAGTAGCAATTTTAGAACGTGTCTATAACTATCTTTTAGATTTTGTAGTTAAGGGCGCGCAAGTATACATTGAGAAAGGTAACGCCAGGGATTCGCAAACCCAAAACGTGCAAGCACAACCCGCACAACCTACCGCGCTTACTTCTAATCAAAAGAGTGAAGCAGATATTTTAATGCTATTCGATTCGTGTGGAGAACCAGAAGCAGATTACCGTATCATAAAGACTAAACGTCTTAGATTTGGTGACGAGGTGGAAAATGAAGATAAGTTCAAATCGGATTTCTTATACGACTTTGAATTTGCAGAACCTTTGAATATAACTATTGACGATACCCAAGCAAAGGTTTTAGAAGTCATTAAACAAAACCCAAAGTTAAGTATTGCCGATATTGCCAACCTTGCTAAAACAAGCGCGGACGATACCAATAAAGCAATTCAATATTTGATTGATGAAGGGGTATTGAAAGCCAACGCAAAAGATGGAACTATTGAGATAACCGATAGAGGTTTGAAAACTATTGATGAGAAAGCCATCATTGGAACTGAAATATTTGTAAAGTATAAATATACTGGGCCGCGTGATGACCGTAACCGTTCTTTTTGCCGTCAAGTGTTAGACAAGGCAAGATTATATACCCGCGAAGATATTGATATGGTAAGCGATAAGGCGGGGTATAACGTATGGACGCAACGGGGCGGGTGGTACCATACCCCCGAGGGAGTTAATACCCCCTATTGCCGTCATTTTTGGTCGCAAGTAATTGTTAAGAAAAAAGTAAGAAAATGAGTATCTATTTAATATCAGAGCAAGCCATTAAGGATAACACAATTCTTAATGAAAACGTAGACCCTCGATTGATTGCACCCGCTATCTTAGAGGCGCAGGATATTCATATTCAAACCATGATAGGAAGCAACCTTTACAATACGGTGAAAGGCATGATTCCTTCGGGTGTTATTTCCTTAGCTGCGAATGTGAATTATAAGACCTTATTAGATTCGTATATTCAGCCTGCCTTGAAATACTACGTGCTAAGTGAATTAGTGTTTCCTATGACCGTTAAAATGCTAAATAAGAGCGTTGCAACACGGACGGGCGAAAATTCACAACCCGTATCAATGGATGACATGGCGAAAGTTACCGAAGTGTATAAAAATAAGGCGGAATGGTACGCACAAAGAATGATTAATTACCTAAAAGATAACCATACTTTATTCCCCGAATATTTGACAAACATACCCGCAGGATTTAGCACCATTCTACCAAAGAAAACAAGCTATACGAATGGAATGTTTTTAGGTGATGATGCACCAAGCAATTTAGGATTTGATTACCCTCGATAATATGGCAAAAACACGAACCAACTCACAACACCAAAAAAACAAGGCTCGTTTATTAGAGTTCATAAAACATGATGACCCCCAATTATACAAGAAATTAAATGATAAGCCTAAACAGTCTACTAAAAAAAATTAAGACTATTGCAGAAGCACATAGTCAAGTGAATACCTATGCACAAGGTAACAAGTATGACTTTGGGCAAGATGAAGCACTCATTTACCCTTGTTTGTGGGCTATTCCACAGGGTGCAAGCATGGATTTGGCAGGTCGTAAACTTGACTATACAATCACCTTGTTTTGTATGGATATAGAACTCAAAGACGGTTCTAATCAAATTGAGATTCTAAGCGATACGATTTTAATATTAACGGATATGGTTGCGCAGTTACAGAGTGAAGCGCAGAATAGTGATGAATGGCAAGTTACAAGCATAGGGACTTATAACCCTTTTACAGATGCGGATAGTGACACGATAAGCGGGCATAGTGTAGATTTAACTTTGTCGGGATTTTATTCAGGGGATATTTGTAGTGAAATTATTAATTAGAAACAAAGAATAATGAGTATAGATACAATAGCAAGTATTTTAATGTGGTTAATTGGCGGTACTGCATTAGGGGTAATTTTTATGATTGGATTTGCAAACAAAGTTTTAGTCTTTATGGCACGTAGCGAAGAAAGGCTTAATGCAGAAGAAAGGCTATCAGCTCAGTTTATTAAGATGGGCGAAGATATTAAAGAGCAAATCGCGCAAAATGAGAAAGTAGTCGCGGATATTCGCAATGATTTGAAATGGCTTAAACAATCCCAAGAAGAAATATTGAAAGAATTAAAGAGTAAATAATATGACATTCTCAATTCAAAACATAGGCTTACCCAGTCCTGAAAAGTTCAATAAGATTAAGAAGATAATCGGTATTGTTACTAACTTCGCGGTAGCAGGATATGCTATCTATGCCCCTGCAGAAACACCAACCCTTTTATTCATTAAGTTAGCGCAATCTTTTCTTATGCAAATACTCGATGAATTAGCGGGTTAAAAATAAATTTGGTAGTATGAAAAATGTTTTATAATTTTGTAGCCTAAATTAATTAAACATCATGACAACTATCAAATTAAAAGACCCCGCAAAAAAAGAAAAAGAAAAAACATATACCGCAGGGCAACTATTCAAATGCTCGCGTGGTATATGCGTTTTAAGTCGCACAGATTACACTAAGTTTTCACTAATATTTATATGTAAAGGTGATTCGTATTTATACGATTCTAAGCAGATTAGTGGCAAAACTTCGCTACACGGTTTTGATTTAACGAAACTAAATACATTTTTCAATTTAGACCTCACCCCCATCAACGTAACAATTAGCGAAGATTAATTATGAAAACATACCTTATCATTGTTCAAAATATTAGATTCAGAACATTTATGTTAAATATTACCGCTAAAAATGTTAGCGATGCACTTAACAATGGGAAAGAGTTTGCACGTGTAAATTCAACATGGGAAACACCCATTTCAGTTCCTTCAAATATAAAAATGGTAATTTAATCTAACCAATGAAACTACTACTAACCATCTTCGCAATATTGCTACTTAATAGCACGTTTGCGCAACCCCCAAAACGCGATAATAAGAACTACCACGATAGCCCGTTATTAGGCTTTAGAAGTCAATTAGACGAGCGTATTTGGTGGACGCAATTAAGCCTTAACTTCATAAGCGGGACGGCTCGCGGTGTCAAAGATTTGAGCGCGTTCAAATACTACAAACTTAAAGAGCGTTTTCCTAAATTGAACGACAATTTTTGTGATGCTAATAAAAGCTACCTAAATAAATATGCTGACCGTAACCCCGATAATGGGGCGAAATTCTTAGGAAGTACGACAATGTTTGTTTCAACTACAGACCTATGGCATTTATCGCAATTCATTAACCATACGACCTTATATGTTTCCATGATTATACCGCTATATCCATCATACGATAGGCGGTTAAATTGGAAGGAAATAGTAGGACGTTACGCGACTATTATAGGTGCAAATGCCTTGGGCTATCACTTTTCTTACGATAAACTTTTTAGATTGTAACCATGAGAAAACTAATCGCACTTTCATTAATAGCAATTAGCATAATACTGATTCTAAGTTGCAATAACCACGCATATAAAGTAGTAGCTACAACGGTGAACCCAACGGCAAAACAAAAAGCGTTACTATCAATCGCGTGTACTAATCAATTTGGGAAAAGTGAACCGATATTCCTAAAAGGCGAAACAATTATTAAACATGATACAATACCCAGTAATGATTCAGCTTTAAAAGAGGTAATTAAAACTTTGCCATGTATCTATAATTATGATTCATTATTAAAAGTGATTAAAGCCTCATTTAAGCCCATTCTAATAAATACAACTGCAGAAACTACTAATAAGTATGTAGAACCTGACAAAGCCCGCGAATACTTCTTACAATCGCAATTAAGGGATAAAGACAATATTATTAGCAACCTCGAAAATGATAATAAGCAGAAAGATGAGAATGTAAAAGATATTCGGCATAAACTAATTATTGCCTTCATTGGGTACGGTATTGAATTACTTGCATTGATTCTTTTTGTATATTTCAAATTGAATGGGTTGTATTTTTTCTCTTTCATTATCAAACAGTTACAAACAAAATAAAAATAATCTTTGAAAAATGTTTGCAGGTTTCAAAAGTAGTTGTATATTTGCATCGTGATTGTAATTCAGCACTCACATAAAAACAAAATAAAATGGATAATTTAGTAACAAGAGAAAA